TAAAAGTAGATTTAGCTGGTCAAGTAGGTGAAAATGCTATTTGGGACGGGCCATTAAGTAAAGAAGGTTTTCCAATGGGTAAAGGTTCTAGTTCTGGAATTACAGGATTAGAAGTATCTAAATACCCATGTGAATATAAGGGAGGACCAATTACGCAACGCGCTAAAGTATATAAATAATATGAGCTCACCATTCCAACAAAAGTTTATGGCTAAAAATCCTACAAAAGGATTTACATTAGACCAACTAAAAAAAGCTTCAGATAAGGCTGAAAAGCAAATGAAAAAAAGCGCGGCTATCTTACCTCAAGTAGAAGGACCAGGTAATCCTGACTATGAGTCCAAAGATGAGCAGAAGTTCGCTGGAGATGATACTTATACTTACGAAAAAAAAACTCAAGTAAAAAGTGATTCGCCACTAGGTATGTATGCCTACGTTTCTACAGCTCCACATTTTCAAAGACTTCAAGATAATATAGCTGCGGCTTTTACACCTAAGAAAAAAACTGGTCCAACTTCAGAAGATAAGAAAAACCAAGCAGAAGAAGCTTACTGGAAATCTAAAACTACTACAAGCGAAGAAAACAACCCTTTTAAAGGTTTAACCGTAAGTGCGCCAGATAGCGTTGATCTTTTCGATACTAACGTAACTTACGACCCTTCAGCAGACTACTCAAGAACATACGATGAGTCTAAAAAAGGTAATTCTTATAATATCGGTCAAGGAGTTGATAAGAGTAAAAACATTTTTAACAGATTCGGACAATAAAACAGAGAGGACTGTACAAACCTCAGCCAAACATAACATTAACTTAAACTTAAACAAAACAAAAAATGGCAAAATTTTTAAAAGTTGTATCTAGCGATGCAACAAACCCAGAAGTATTAATCGGAATTGATCAGATTACTCACATTAAAAGAGACGCTGCAAATCCAAACAGCGAAATTGAAATAGTCTATGGAGCGGCTACTTGCACGATAACTTTTACAGGCGGAGCAGGAGTTGCGGTTGACGTATTAAAAGCGTTTAACTCAGCTTTAACAGCAAATCCAGGTGGAATTGTTTCAACAGTAGGATCCCCGCTAGTATCGGCTCAAACATTTGTTGGCGGAGCTACTGACGGAAGAATGCTTATTGACGACGCAGCAGTATACGTAACTTATACAGGCGTAGCGTTCGCGTAATCATGAAATCACAAGGTTTAGGAGACAGCATAGAGAAGTTTACTAAATCTACTGGTATCAAAACAATGGTAGACACAGTTAGCAAGGGATTAAACGTCCCTTGCGGTTGTGCTGCTAGAAAAGGAGCATTAAATAAAATATTTCCTTATAAAAAATAAATATGGCTTTCAAACTAAACAACCCACCTTTCCACATGGACAACACTCCAATATATCGAGTAGATATGGAAGATGGTGTTATGGGAAAAGCTAATAATAATGGTTCTATAACCATAAATAAAGATTTACATCCAGAGCAAGTAGAAGATGTAGTTGCTCACGAAAAAATTCATTTAGAACAAATGGATAGAGGTGATTTAGATTACGACGACGAAAACGTGTATTGGAAAGGTAAAAAATATTCACGAGCACAGATGAAAGAAGGTGCTAAAAACTTGCCTTGGGAGGCTGAGGCTTATAGAAGATCATAATGAAGACATCTAAGACAGGTTATTTAAAAAACAGTCCTGATGTTAACAAGCCTCAAAATATTATATTAGGAGGCGATATAACAATGAAAGGAGTCGAGTTTAAAGTACTAGGTACTGACGATCGAGGATATACAAAAATAATGTACCCAGGATATGATTATAAATTTCCTGGCGCGAAATACGTAACAGAAACACCAATTAAAAAATAAAAAAAATGAGTTCACCATTTCAACAACAGTTTTCAGCAAAGTCACCTTTGCTCCAAGCTAAAAAATCAAAACTAGAAAGAGCTAACGATTTAGTTAGACAATCTCAATCTGATGTAGATGCTTCAAGAGCAACTTTTGGGACTAGTAATGTAGACGAAGGTTTTGATAGAAAGTTAAAAGTATTAAAAAAGAGAGTAAAAAAAGCTAATAACCTAGGAAGTGATATTGATTATGATACTACTGATGCTTCCGATGCAGGCGAAAAGCGTTCTTCAAAAACATCATCAACATTAGTAAACAATTAAAAAATAAACATGGAATCATTTAAACAAAAAAGAGCAAATTTATTAAACGACAATCCAATCGCATCTCACGGATCTTGGATTTCAAAACACTCAATCGCAGCTGGATCACCAGTGCACATGGGAGGATCTGGAAAAAGTCCACTTTATCAAGATAAAAAAAGCGGTGACCCGAAACTCACACATGATGGCGGTGTCATTTTCGAAAGTAAGTCAGGTAAAGTTATTTATGGAGGTGGCCATCGGAAAGATGGAACTTACGTGCCTAAGACCGCTGAACAAAAAGCTTCTGATTGGGATCAAGATCCTAGAAACCCAAAAGGTTCTGAACGTAAGAGAAGATATAAAGCAGCAAAAGAGAAGGAGTTTAATAAACCTGAAAACGTTGCTAAAAGAGAAGCTAATAAGGCTAAATTAGAGGCTTCTAGAAAAGCTAGACAAGAGAGAGATAAGAAAAAAGGCTAAAAAATAAACATCAGTAATTATGTGTAATAATAATATTATAACAATTAAATTTAATATTATGAAAAAATCACTTATTACATTAGCTTTATTTTTTACAGTACTAACTTCTAAAGCTCAAGAAGCATTTGAAGGCGTTTGGGTTATGGAAGACTCGTCGTATAAAACCGTTATGTTAGCTAGTAAATATGCTGTGGTTAAAATTATTAATTATAGTTTTAAAGAAGATGCTACACTTAATGAGGTTATACTAAGCCAAACAGATACTACTATGACTACTTCAATACACAATCCAAGAAATGGTTATACTATTGGAATGTCTTATACTGTTATAGATAAAGATACTTTACAATGCGTTTTTACAGGAGATGAAAATAGCACAGTTTTACTGAAAAGAGAATAAATGAAAAAAATAATTCAATGGCTATCGGGTGGCGTTATCAAAGAGATTGGTAACGTCATCGACAAGCTTACTACAACCGACGAAGAGAGGTTAGAAGTAAAGAAGCAAATACAGCAGATATTAGAAGACGCAGATACTAAAGCTCAATTAGAAGTTAGTAAGCGTTGGGAAGCAGATATGAAGTCTGATAGTTTTTTAAGTAAAAACATTAGACCAATGATCTTGATATATCTAACTGTAATCTTTACGTCTCTAGCTTTCTTTGATGGTAATATCGGTGAGTTTGGGCTGGCTAAAGAATATATACCAATATTTCAAACATTGCTAGTAACCGTTTACGGAGCTTACTTTGTAGGTAGAACTTGGGAAAAAGCAAAATCAATAACAAACAATAAATAAAAAAACATGGGAACATTCGGAATAACATATGGTCTTGTAGGTAAAGCACTAGCTATTGGCGGTGGAACAGCAACCATAACACCAACCTCTGCTTGGGAGTTTGAAAACCAATCTGGAACTCTAGGCACAAACTTAACAGGTTCTTCAATATACTCTGGCACAGGTGGAAATATTGTAGGTATACTGTCTGGCGTTGTTGGTGCTCAAGGTGAAATACAAAGTGCTACTGTAGTAGATGGAGGCAGTGGATATGCAACAGCAATAGACGTACCTGTTATAAGTCCAGAGAGTGGATTAGGAACTGGAGCAGAGTTAGACATTACTGCTGTGGGTGGTGTAATAACTGTCGCAGGAAGTTTTGGAGAACCAGGATCTGGATATAGACAAGGAGATATTGTAACTATATCTGGAGGTGATGGTAACGCAACGATTAGAATAAACGTATTAAGCTCAAATCCAACCGCAACAGACGCTGTTACATTTAACGCTGTTCCTGCTGGAACAATTTTACCAGTAGCATTTGATTACATTCTTTCTGGACCAGCAGATATGGTTGCGTTAAAATAGTTAAAAATCAAGTAACTATATTATTATAAACAATTAAATTAAATAAAATGAGTAAGATCACAGATGAACAATTAAAAAGTATCAACCAAGGTCAAAAAGAATTAATGACAATAGTTAATCAAATAGGTATTTTAGAATCTCAAAAACATAGTCTATTACATCAAGTAGCAGACGCTAATAAAGTTGTAGAAGATTTAAAAGCTGAACTTGAGAAAGAGTATGGAGCTATTGATATCGATCTAACGACTGGAGAATATACTGAAGTAAAAAAAGACTCTAAACTTACAAAGGCTTAAGATGTCTTCAATTGTAAGAAAAATAAGTATTGGTTCTGACTACAAAAACGATGCAATGCATTACTCTGTAGGTCAACAAGTTTATGGAGGTCACGAGATTTCACATATACTTCTTGACGAGTCTGATAACTCTTACAATATTCACATTAAGAAAAACAACGAGGTAATGCCATGGAAGAAGTTTAACTCTCACATGGCAATATCTGTTGAATATGACTTAGAGTATTGAAAGGAATATACGACTTTATAGTAGAACCGTTAGGTGAAAAATACAGTAACAAAATAAAAGTAGGTGATAAGGAGCTAGTTTTAAACACAAAGATTGAAGACTTCAAATTTGTAAATAGATTAGCTAGAGTAATAGAAACACCTAAAGCTTTTAATACTGGTATTGATGTTGGTGATATAATTGTTATACACCAAAACGTGTTTAGAGTATTCTATGACATGAAGGGTAATAAAAAGAAAAGTAGATCTTGGTTCAAAGATGATTTGCATTTTTGTGCTATAGATCAAATCTATTTATATAATAAAGGTGACAAGTGGAAGTCTTTTGGAGACAGATGCTTTATTTCACCTATAAAAGATACAGAGTCTATAACGCTAGATAAAGAAAGAAGCCTTGTTGGTATATTAAAATATGACAATAGCTCCTTAAATGCGCTAGGAATCAACTCAGGAGACTTGGTTGGTTATACACCAAATGGGGAATGGGAATTTTTAGTTGATGGCAAAAGACTATACTGTATGAAATCTAATGATATCGTAATTAAATATGAACACCAAGGAAACGAAGTTGAATATAATCCAAGCTGGGCAAAAAGCAGTTGAGGAATTAATCAAGGTGGCTAAAGAAGCTATTGTTGATTCAGATGACGATATATCAGCAGATAGATTAAAGAATGCTGCAGCTACAAAGAAGTTAGCTATATTCGATGCTTTTGAGATATTGAATAGAATAGAAGCTGAAGAGAACTTGTTGAACGAAAAACCTGTAGAAGTAAAAGAAGAAAAGTCTTTTAGAGGATTTGCAGAAGGGAGATCTAAATAATGTACGAGCAAACTTTATATAAAGTATTAGAAGACCACGTAAAGCCTAAAGTTCTTAAAAGAATGAATAGGTATAAGAAGTGGGAATATGGGTACAACGAGGAACACGACTTAATAGTCATAAGTAAAACTGGCGAAATAGGTGAAATATATGAGATACAAGATCTCGTGATAGCTTTGCCAAAAGAAAATGATATTGTTACTTTTGAACATAACAAATGGTCGCACACTGAATACCCAAAAGAATTAAGTAAAATTAAATCCGTATTTGACTGGGAAGAATATCCGTTAGATTTTAAAGAAAAATGGTATGATTACATCGATAAAGAATTTACAAGGCGTGAAGAAGGCTTTTGGTTCTATAATAAGGGCTTGGCTACTTACATTACTGGTACTAACTATATGTACTTGCAGTGGAGCAAGATTGACGTTGGGCAGCCAGACTTTAGGGAATCAAACAGATTATTATACATATTCTGGGAAGCTTGTAAAGCAGACAAGCGTTCATACGGGATGTGCTACCTTAAGAATAGAAGATCAGGTTTTTCGTTCATGGCAAGCGGGGAGACCGTTAACCAAGCAACAATATCTACAGATGCACGCTTTGGTATACTCTCGAAATCTGGACCCGACGCAAAGAAGATGTTTACTGACAAAGTTGTCCCGATATCAGTCAACTATCCATTCTTCTTCAAACCAATACAAGACGGTATGGACAGGCCGAAAACAGAACTTGCGTACAGGGTACCCGCGTCCAAGTTCACAAGGCGTAAACTCGACTCCAACGAAAAGCTACAAGAGATCACCGGGCTTGACACGACCATCGACTGGAAGAACACAGGGGACAACTCCTATGACGGGGAAAAACTAAAACTACTAGTACACGATGAAAGTGGAAAGTGGGAAAGACCAACCAATATATTAAACAACTGGAGGGTTACAAGAACTTGTTTAAGACTAGGTTCGAGAATTATAGGTAAGTGTATGATGGGATCAACATCAAATGCTTTAGATAAAGGAGGAGATAACTTTAAAAAACTTTACAATGATTCAGACGTTACGCAAAGAAACGCCAATGGACAGACTCGCTCAGGACTCTATTCTTTGTTCATACCTATGGAATGGAACTACGAAGGCTACATTGATTCTTATGGCTTTCCTGTATTCAACACACCAAAAAAAGAAGTAGTAGGTCCTCTTGGAGACGCTATAACTCAAGGTGTAATAGAGTACTGGGACAATGAAGTAGAAGGATTAAAGCAAGATCAAGACGGTTTAAATGAATTTTATAGGCAGTTTCCACGCACAACAAAGCACGCGTTTAGAGATGAGTCTAAAGAATCTTTATTTAACTTAGCAAAAATATACGAGCAAATAGATTTTAATGAAGATCTTAAAAACTCAATAAACGTTACTCAAGGAAGCTTTCAATGGCAGAACGGAGAGAAAGATACAAAAGTTATATTTGTTCCAAATAAAAGCGGAAGATTCAGAGTTTCCTGGATTCCACCTTTAAATCTACAAAATCGTGTAATAATAAAAGGTGGACTAAAATATCCAGGTAATGAACACTGTGGGGCTTTTGGCTGTGATAGTTATGATATATCAGGAACGGTTGACAAAAGAGGATCAAATGGATCTTTACACGGACTCACTAAGTTTAGCATGGAGGATGTACCTCCAAATCATTTCTTTTTAGAATATATAGCTAGACCACAAACCGCTGAAATATTTTTTGAAGATGTTCTAATGGCTTGCGTGTTTTACGGAATGCCGATACTAGCAGAGAATAACAAACCTAGATTATTATACCACTTTAAAAGAAGAGGCTATAGACGCTTCTCTATAAACAGACCAGATAGAAAATATAACAAACTATCAGTAACAGAAAAAGAATTAGGTGGAATACCAAATTCAAGTGAAGATATAAAACAAGCACACGCTGCCGCGATTGAAACTTACATAGAATCATACGTTGGTTTAAAAGAAACTGGATATGGTGATATGTATTTTCAAAGAACATTAGAAGACTGGGCTAAGTTTAACATAAACAACAGAACAAAGCATGATGCTTCTATTAGTTCTGGTTTAGCTTTAATGG